GATGGGACCAACTGGATTACAATGATGGCTAACTAAGCCTTCGGAGATTGTCATGTCAGTCACACTTTCGCCGCCCCCTAAATTGCAATTCTTCGACGCTTACGGCAATCCATTGTCCGGGGGGCTTTTGTATTCGTACACGGCTGGCACCAGCACCCCGCTGGCGACTTACAATAACGCTTCGGGCACGACGTACAATACAAATCCCGTCATTTTAGACTCCAGAGGCGAGGCTAATATTTGGCTTGGCGCTGCGTCGTACAAATTTAAATTGGCGACCGCCGCGAACGTCGAAATTTGGACCGTTGATAATATTGGCGGTGGCGACCAGTTTGGCACCGCGCAGTTTCTGACCGGCGTAAGTGGTTCGGATACCATTACGGCCACCGTAACGTCTTCTAGTTTTATCGCTTATGTCGCGGGGCAGGCTTTTAACTTCGTTGCGGCTGCGGCCAATACGACGACCAGCGTCACGCTAAATCTAAACGGTTTGGGCGCTAAGTCGGTCACCAAAACCGGCTCTACCGCGCTGGCGGTCGGTGACATCAAAATTGGGCAGCTAGTATCGGTTATTTACGATGGCACTCGTTTCCAGCTGGTAGGCGCCATTTCGCTATCCTCACCACCGCCGATTGGCGACGTCACTCCGAACACCGGCGCGTTTTCGACGCTTAGTGCGACATCTACGGTGTCGGGCGCCGGATTTACCAGTTATCTGGCGTCGCCGCCGGCCATTGGCGGTACGGCACCTGGCACGGGCAAGTTCACTACCGTGACTGCGACATCCGACGTATACAGCACTCAAAGCGCGTCGCCGGCCAGCGTTATTTTGAGTTCTTATGATTCGACGTCGGCGTCCAGCGCATACTCAAATTTACAGATGCGCCGAGGCCGAGGAACTAGCACCGCGCCCACTGCCGTCGCGGCGAATGACATTTTGGGTTACTTGCATTTTTACGGGTACAACGGCAGCGGGTGGAATAGCACCGCGTATTTTCAATGTTACGCGGAATCGGCGTTTACGGCTGGCGCCGGTCAAGGAACTGTTCGCCTCTACACTACTGCGTCCGGAGTAACGCCGTCTGAAGCGTGCCGATGGACATCTGGTGGCAATTACTACATCAACACAACGTCCGCAAATCTTGGCTCTGGCAATACTGCAAACGTAGGCCATACTTTTGAAGCTAGCGGTCGAGCAACGCACGCGGCTACAGGTCAAGCAGTGTTGGTCGTCAATCGGCTTGACGCCGGCGCAGCCAGTGCAGGAACGGTCAGTTTTTATAGGGCAGGCACGTTGGTCGGCGGAATCAATACGACCAACACCGACACAACCTACACCACGGCATCCGACTATCGTTTGAAGACGGATGTCACGCCGATGACCGGCGCGCTTGCGCTGGTCCAACAGATGCGTCCGGTAGAATATACATGGGTTAATGGCCGTAAACCGGGGTCTGGTTTCATCGCGCATGAGTTGCAATCTGTTTTTGCAGGTGCAGTCAGTGGCACAAAAGACGGCGTGGACCAAGATGGCAACCCAGAATATCAAGGCGTTGACTATTCCAAGCTGGTCCCGACGTTAGTAGCGGCGATGCAGGAGCAGCAGGCTATAATCGACGGTCTTAAAGTTCGATTGGCAAAGCTGGAGGCGGCGTGAACGCGGTAGTAAAAGAGACGCCCGACAAGTTAGGGCCTGTCTATGCACTTCAACGCGAGCTATCTAAACTGCCGCAACTTGAATTGCCAACAGAACATATTTTTCACGGCGGTATGTATTGCCGGCAAGTCTGGCGTCCTGCGGGGTGTTTGGTCGTTGGCGCGGTGCATAAAAAAGAACATTTTTATATGATTGTGTCAGGCACCGTGCGAATTACTACCGATGATGGAGTGCAAACATTGACCGGGCCATTTTTGCTTTGTAGCTCGCCAGGTACTAAACGCGCGGTTTATGCCGAGACAGACGCGCTTTGCATGACTATTCACCGTGTCGAAAACAACACGGTTGATGAAGCATATGCTGAGTTGATTGAGCATGACCCCGAAGGAATGTTTTTGCCAGACAACACGCTTAAATCACCTTTGATCGAGGTATCGGCATGAGTTTTTTAACTGCGGCGTTAGTAGTAGGCGGCGCAAGTCTTGCAAGCGGCGCAATCGGCGCAATGGCCGCTGGCGACGCTGCGGATACTCAAGCCGCTGCCGCCCAATACGCGGCGGACCTCCAGTACAAACAATGGCAGGAGTCGGTCAAGCTCCAAGAGCCATGGCGCAACGCGGGCGTCAAAGCGCTTAACCAGCTAGTCCCGTTGTCGATGAACTACACGCCGTTTGGCATGAACCAGTTCCGAGCCGACCCAGGCTATCAGTTCCGGCTGAACGAAGGTTTGAGTGCGCTAGACAAGCAAGCTGCCGCGCGCGGCGGGCTCATCTCAGGGCGCGCGCTAAAAGCCGCTGGCCGGTACGGACAGGACTATGCGTCGAACGAGTACACGAACGCATTCAACCGCTACCAAACCGAACGTAACGCGCGCTTGGCACCTCTACAGTCGCTGGCGGGTGTTGGGCAGACGACCGCAACTAATCAGGCCAATCAAGGCATGACGATGGCGTCCAACGTCGGTGATGCCTATCAGAACGCGGCGAACGCCCGCGCATCCGGGTATGTGGGGCAGGCAAACGCTTTTGGCGGGGCTATCAACCAAGGTGTGAACTACCTCCAGAACCAGCAGCTAATGAATCGTCTGCTGGGGCCTGGCGGCGGTGTGCCAGCGGCGGGTGGCCCTGGGTTTACTAACGCTGGTGGGTTTAGCAGCGCGGGTCTTTATACCCCGACTTCAATTTAGTAGGAGTTCGCTATGCCAATCAATCCCGAAATTGCGCTGGGCGTTAAGCAGTTTGAGATGCCCGACCCGCTAACTGCCTACGCCAAGGTAGCGGCCATTAAAGACGCGCAAAGCCGCAACGCGCTGTCGCAGCTGGAATTCGCCAAAGCCCGTCGCGAAGAAACGGCAACCAATGCGTTGAATCAAGCGTTCCAAGCCGGATTTACGAAGGATGGGTTGGACTATGACCTGATAAAAAATTCGTTGGCGATGAGTGGGCAAGGGTCAGCAATCCCTGCGATTGAAGAATCTCAAAACAAAGCCAAAAAAAGTAAATTTGATTTGGCCGAATCTGAAGGCAAAGCGGTTACTCAGCGAATTGCGCTTTCGCAAGACCTGTTGTCGCGGATAGACCCCAATGACCCTGATGCGCCTGCGTTGCTTAAACAATGGCACTACAGCAATCATGCCGACCCAATTTTAGGCGGATGGCTTAAATCGCAAAATATAACCCCAGGAAGTGCAAATGCCAAAATTGATGCCGCCGCTGCACAGGGGCCAACAGGCATAGCTCAGTTTCAAGCGCAAGCCTTGCAAAACAGCGAGGCTGCTCGCAAACGAATAGAAGAGCAAAGCAAACCTACCGACTTTGAGCGCACGCTAATTGCGTCGGGGTATGCAAAAGGTTCGCCGGAATACGTGCGACTGATGAAGCAAAAAGCCACTCTAGACTCGACGCGGGCGCCCACTGAGGCAGGCCAGTTGCCTGCCGACGCGCGAACCGTTAATTGGTTGATGACACAGCCAAAAGACGTACAAGCCATGTATCTCCAGATGTTTGGTAAAGGCGACACGGGCAAAATCACGCACGTTATTACAGACAACGCCGGCAACGTCAGGATGTTTACCGCAAGCGGCGAAGAAGTCACACCTAAGACCGCTGCGGGAGCGCCGCCGCCTAAAGGCAAACCCAGCGCGACGTTTGAAAAAACCACAGCGCAACGTAAACAGATGGGTTTAGACCTTGACCGCGCCATAACTGAACTTAGCGCCGCAGCTAAAAATGGTGGTCTTATCGATCAATCTACGGGTAGCGGGCTGGGGCAGCTCGCCGATACGGCAGCAGGTGTTATCGGGAAAGCAACGCCGGGTGCCATAGCTATTTCAAAACTGCAGCCTATTGCGGATATGGTGCTAAAAATGGTGCCACGCTTTGAAGGTCCGCAATCTGACAAAGATACGCAGTCATATAAAGAAGCTGCTGGTCAACTTGCCAATGCGTCACTTCCAAACGCAATTCGTAAAGCGGCGGCGCAAGAAATTGTGCGTTTGATGACCGCACGCAAAGGACAGTTTGTCAGCCCTGCAATGGCCGATGAGGGTACGCCCGCGCAAGAAACAACAAGCGCGCCAACGGGTAATGCCCCAACTCAGCAAGTTAGGGACGCCGCCGACGCTATTATTAGCGGAGGTAAATAATGGCTACCGCAGACCAATACGCCGCGTGGATTGTCGCCAATAAAGACAAAAAAGGTTCGCCCGAATTCAATACGGTCGCGCAGGCATATCAATTAGCTAAAGATGAAGAATCTTCGGCGGCGGCACTTTCGCCCGCAACACCTTCGCCCGCAACACCCGAATCTATTGCGCCAGCCGCGTCAGCGCCGGAACAAGACGCGATACCTGGCGAACGGTTATTGATGAATGTGGCGCAGTGGCTGTCTAGCTCCCCTACGCAACGCGCTAAAGATGTCGCGGGCGGCGTTGTTGCTGGCGGCGCACCTGTTGTGAGCATTGCCACCGGCGAATCGCCCGAAGAACAACAACAACGGTTGGCCGCCATTAACAGCTTTACCGGCGCTAACCCCAATAGCCCCGAATACGCTGGCGGACAATTCCTTACCCAGATGGGCGCGCTATCTGGCGCTGGCGAACTTATGGGCGGCGCGGCGGCGTTAGCTAAAGCACCCCAGTTGGCGAATGCCATTAGAACTGGCGGGTTTGGTGCTGATTTAACTGCGGGCCAACGCCTTGCCGGCGGCGCTGCGCTTGGAGCGCCGGCGGGTGCCATGATGTCGCCAACTGACCCAGTAACAGGCGCTGTTATCGGTGGTGGTCTTGGTGCCACGGCGGGCGCTGTGATTCCGTTTGCGGCAACCAAAGTAATGGGTGTTGTTAATGCGCTGTCGGAAAAAGGCATTCAAGACGTTGCCAACAAAATCTATTTGCGCGCGTTTGGCAACGACCCCGCCAATCTTCAGAAAGCCATCGACATGGCGTCCAACGGCGCGACCGCCGAACAGATTGCGACGGCGACCAACAACCCGACGTTTGCCAAACTGGTAGACGAAGCCAAACGCGCCACCACCGAAGTCAATCAACTAGCGCGCAATCAGTATACGGCTGAACAAGAATCGCTTGCCAACCGTTTGGCTGGCGCCGAAGACGTTGTTACCCCGCTGTCGCGGCAAGCGCAACAGGCGGCTGAAACTAGCGGTACCGCGCTGCCCAAAGTTGCTCCCAGTCAACCAGGGCAAGTAATTGCGGCGGAAGCGCAGGCCGAAAAGAAACTGATGCGCGACACTACTATTACGCCGGCCTATGAAGCGGCGTTTAAGGAGGCAGGCGGCGCGCCTAGCATTTCAGTTAGCGGTCCACTTGCCGAACTAATGGGCAAGCCCGTAGCAACGCTTCGTGAAATTGATGGTATCCGCAGCAACATCAATGCGGAAATTAGAGCCGCGAAATCGGCTGGCGATTCTAAGCGTTTATATGAGCTTGAGCAGATGCACAAGCAAATTGACGATTCGGTGGCAAACAGCGCGTTAACCCCCGAAGCCAAATCAGCGTACCGAAAAGCGGTCAATCTTTACAGGGAAGAATACGTCCCCCGATTTAAGACCGGCGGCCAATCCGCGCTTTTGGACGTTGTGCGTAAAAATGAACCGGGAGTATTGCCCGAAGACGTCATTACAAAGTTTATCCAGCCGGGCGGCGAAGCCGCCGCGCAAAACTTGGTCAACATGATTGGCAACAATCAGAACGCCAAGACGGCGGTAGCCGATGGCGTAAAAGAATTGTTCCGGCAGTCGGTAGTTAAGAACGGCGCCATCGACGCTAAAGCGGTGGATAAGTTCATGACCGACTATGAGCTGCCGCTTGCTACGCTTGAGAAAGCCGGCATCAAAATTAAAACGGCGTTAGACCTCACCCGGCTGCCAGCCACCGTTCTGCCGGCAACCGCTGAAGGATTGGCCGCGCAAAGCCAAACTATTGCGAAACTCCAGTCCAAAGTAGACGCGGACCCTACTAACCGAGCGGCCATCAAATCGCTGAACGACGCGCAAACGGCCGTTAACGAAGTGGCCGCCGCGCTGAAAGACAAAAAGAAATTTGCAAAGCTGGTGCGGTTTGGTAGCGGTGTGCCTGACTCTGGCATAAGCATCGGCGCTAGTGGCCCTATCAAAATTCCAGTGGGCATTACCGCCGAAATTTTGTACAACAACATCAACCGGTTTTTGCGCGAGCGTGTTGAAGGCAAACTCGCCGACCAAATTGGTCGCGAGTTGTTAGACTCAGGCGCTATCGCGCGGGCGCTTCAGAACGCACGTGACGCTAACTTGGCGGCTACCGCAGCCAAGAAGACTTCATCCGGCGTTCCTGCGATACTTAACGCGCTCACCGCAGCCAGTAACACCAATCAACTCGGAGCGCCGTAGTGGAGTATCAAGTCTATTTCAACATCATCCTCGGCGTGGTGATGGCGATTATCGGGTGGTTTGGCCGCCATGAATGCCAATGAGAAGCTGTCGGTTTGGGTCACTCTCATTGCTACGGTCACGTTGTCCCTAATTCTCATTTCGATGGTCAGCGGCATGATGATTGGGTTGTTTGACGAGAAAGTGGACAACAACAAGATCTTTGAAGCCGTACTCCCTGCGTTCCAGACCATCGTAGGGGGATTTATTGGCCTGATTACTGGCATTAAGATTGCCACTGACCAACGCACAGATGATAAAAGTAGGAAAAAATAGTGGACTACCAAACACTTTTTAACATCATCCTTGGCGTTGTGATGACGATTATTGGGTGGTTTGGCCGCTCCGTGTGGGAGGCCAGCATTGCACTCCGTGCAGACCTTTCTAAGCTCCGCGAAGACATCCCCCGCACCTATGTTGCCCGCGAGGATTACCGCGCCGACATCCGCGAAGTAAAAGAGATGCTGACGCGCATCTTCGACAAACTAGACTCCAAGGTAGACAAATGACGTTTGAAGACGCATTCAAAATACTCATCGGGCACGAAGGCGGTTACAGCGACGACCGCAACGACCCCGGCAACTGGACTGGCGGCAAAGTGGGTGTCGGTGAAATGCTGGGCACCAAGTACGGCGTTGCCGCTAATTCGTACCCTATGGAGGACATCAAGAATTTGTCGCTTGAACGTGCACAACAGATTTATCGCCGGGACTATTGGGACAAGCTGCACGCCGATGACCTCCCTAAACAAGTGCGTTTTGCGGTGTTTGACGGCGCGGTGAACTCCGGTGTGGGGCAAGCTGCGCGTTGGCTCCAGCGGGCTGTTGGGGTTAAGGATGATGGGGTTATCGGTCAAGGGACGTTGGCGGCGGTTAGAGCAATGGATCAGTACAAGCTCGCTGCGGTGTTCAACGGCCAGCGCCTCAAGTTCATGACTGAGTTGAAAGTCTTCGATAAGTATGGTAAAGGCTGGTCCCGGCGTATTGCCGAGAACCTCATCAATCTACCGTAGGGGGCGTCATGCAGTATTTCATCGACCGGGCTAAAGAGCCCAGCACCTGGCGCGGGCTGGCGCTGTTCGCTGGCGCCGTAGGGCTGCACATCGCGCCCGAGGCGCTCCCCGCTATCGGGAGCGCCGTCGCTGCGCTTATTTCGGTAATTGAGGTACTGCGGAAAGGCTAATCAGCCGGTCGATGTACCAGCGGGCCTTCCGCAAGTCCTCGACCCCGCCCTTGCGCTTCCAACGCCACAGGTACTTGATGGCGTTGGCGGTGCAGACTGCTTCGATGCCTTCCAGACCAACTGTGGCCGACGCCAGCGCGTCGATACACTCGACGCCGCCGGCGGTGTAGTGTGCTGGATGGTTGACCGTATCGCTCACGCCAGCATGGCCTTGCGTTCGCGCTCCATCCGCACCGTGCAATAGCGCTGGTGCAGGCGCAACATGATGGTCAGACGCCGAGCCCCGGCGCACTCGTCGTCCAGCATCTGCTTCACTTCATCCTCGGTCATCGTTGGCAAGTTCGCCAACAGTTCGCGCCACGTCATCATTTAAGTGCCTCCTGGGCAATGTCCGACACGCTGCGCTTATTAGCTAGCGCAGACCAGATTTTCTCGTCTATCGTCTGCTCCGCCAGAAAGACATAGCACCATACAGCGTGCTTTTGTCCGCTGCGATGCAGCCTGCCGATGGTCTGCTCATAGAGTTCCAGCGACCAAGGCAGCGACAGAAAAACCATCTTGCACCCGCCGTGCTGCAAGTTAAGGCCATGTCCGGCTGACCGGGGGTGCAGCAGGAGGATTTCGACTTTACCAGCGTTCCAGCGCTCGATAGCACGGTCATCCTCCAGCGTCGCGGCGCGAGCGCCGTAGCGGGCCTTAAGGGTGGCAAGTTCAGCCTGATAGTTGTAAACGATTATTGTATTCGCATACTGATTTTCTTCAAGCAGCTCATCCAGCCGGGTCAGCTTATGGTTGCTGAACCACTCGGTGCCGGTGTCGCCATAGACGAACCCCGACGCCATCTGTTGCAGCTTGCCGGTCACGGTGGCGGCGTTAATCGCCAGCGCGCGGCTGTCGGGGAAGATGGCAACAAAGTTCTTCTTCATCGCGTCGTAGGGCGCGCGGTCGAATAGCTGGGTGACGACCGGGACCGTGTGCAGCGGCGGCAGCGTGTCGCTGTAGTCGCCGGGGTCAAGCAGGAAGGTAGCCGGCTTGATGCGGGCCATGACCATCTCAAGCGACCCCGGCACCGGCGTCCACTCCTGATGCTCGCGGTTGACGCAATAGAAGTACTGTTGCAAGAACGCGCCTTTGGACCGGCCCAGCAAATTCTTATCGACTATCTTGCACTGGCCGAACACGTCTTCCAGCCCGTTGCTGGTGAATGAGCCGGTCAATCCCCAGCGGATGTTCATCGGCTCGATGACCTTCTCCAACGCCTTGAACCTGGCGCCGGATGGGTTCTTAAGCCGGGTCAGTTCGTCGAACACGATAGCGTCGAAGTTCAGCGTTTGCTTCGCCAACCACTGCAAGTTGTCGTAGTTCGTCACGACCACCTGCGCTTTAGACGCCAGCGCTGCCAGTCGCTCATCGGGTGAGCCTATGGCGACAGCCAGCGTCAGACCGGGCGCCCACTTGGGCGCCTCGACCGGCCAGACGTCGGTGACGACGCGCTTAGGAGCCAGCACCAGCACTCGGCGCGCGGCACCGGTGGCTAGCGCGTGCTGGATGGCGGTGAGCGTCATGGCGGTCTTTCCTGCGCCAACTGGTGCTAGGACCATGCTGCGGGGCGTGTCGAGCAGGAAGGCGGCGCCTGCGGTTTGGTAGGGTCTTAGTTGCATGATAGATACGCCTCTATGAGCGCTTGCGCGACTTGCGGGACGATGGCGTTGCCGTAGGCGCGCAAGTGTGCCAGCCTGCCGGGATTCCCATCAACCAGCGGGCGAGGTTGGCGTTCAACTGCATCCCAGCCGCGCAACCCTCCGGGTCGCGCTCCTTCGCCTGATGCGTCAACATCTTTTGCATGTTGCCGCGCAGACTGCCCGCCGCGTCCTCGTTCGCGTTGGGTGTCAGCCACGAACCAGAGTCGCTGCCGGTTGTGCGGGGCGCCGACGCCCGCAGCAGGCATACCGACCGCCCCGCAGGCGTAGTCTTCGCTTTCCAAGTCAGTTTGAACAAGGTCGAGCCAGCCGTGGTTAATTGCTGTTTCAACCTGTTCTCCAAAGATGACTGAAGGGCGGCGCTGGCGGATGAGATTGAACCAGTCGGGCCAGAGGTGGCGTTCGTCGGCGGTGCCAAGTCGGGCGCCGGCGCTAGAGAAAGGCTGGCAAGGGCAACTACCTGTCCAAACAGGTCGGTCATCGAGCCATCCGGCAAGTCTGAGGGCGTGACTCCAGACTCCGATTCCGGCGAAAAAATGGCATTGAACATATGGTCTAAGGTCTTCTGCTGCGACATCTTTAATGCTCCGTTCGTCTACATCACCTGGCGCGATATGGCCGGCGGCAATTAAGTTCCTAAGCCACTGCGCGGCGAAGGGGTCTATTTCGTTGTAGTAAGCAGCCACTGGTCTACATCCTCCTTCGTCCATAGGACGACGTAGTTCTGGTTCAGGCGCAGCATGTCTTCGCGAAACACCTTCTGGAGTTCCGACAGCCGGCCACCGGTTGTTTTGAGTTCCACAAACCATGTTTGGCCGGGCAAACAGACTACCCGGTCGGCGACGCCTCGGTGGGCGACGCTGGCGAACTTATACGCCACGCCGCCCTGCGCCTTGACGCGCTTCACTAGGTACTGCTCGATGACTTTCTCAAGCACGGCGCAGCCCCCAGTCGTTGTAGTGGCCTTTCTGTGGAGCGTTCGCCAAGTGCAGCAGCCATTTGAGGCCAAGCAGGCGCAGAGCCTGCTGGCGTTTGGCTTCCATGTCGGGGTCGTCCCAGACAGGTGGGGTGTCGTTATTCATTTTCATGCGCTTCCGATTTCGCAACCCACGCTTCTATCGTCTCCACCACCCGCGCCGCCACCTCCGTCGTCTTCGCGGCGTCCACCGTCGCACGCCGCGCCATTTTCTCTGCTGTCTTCGCTGCCATATGCGCCGCCTGCGCCGCCTTCTCGTCCGCTTGCGCCGTCATTAACCCCACACGCGCCGCCGCCAACGCCGCCTGCGCCCCTTCAGCGGTCTTAAACCAGCGCATTTTGATCCACACATCGCCGAACTTGCGCCGGTCCGCAAAATCCTGATAGTAGGCCAGCCGTTTCCACAGTATGTCGTTACTCATCTTCGTGTTCCTCCAATTCTTTAGCCAACTTGTCCGCCTTCAACCGCAGTTCGTTCAGCCGCTTCTTCTTGCGGCGCAGTTCCTTCCGTTCCGCCTCGGTCAGTTCAGCGGGCGGCGCGTCGGGGCGCGGTGGCGCCACCACCGGCTGCGGGCCGTCCAGATTAAGACGGACCCGCCAGGCCCGCCTAAACATCCCCTTAGCTTCTAGGGCTTTCGCCTTCTGCATCGCCGCATGAAAGTCCATTGGCGACACAAAATAATATTCAAAAGAACGGTCGCCAACCGTCGGGCCGGCGTGCGGGTCGAGCTTGAGCCCGACCCCCTTTGAATTGGATTTGTGACCGGCGGGCATTAGCAAGCCTCCCGACGTTCGTGGAAGAAATTGTGGTACCACGCCTCACCGACGTGATGGTCGCCGGCCTCGTCAGCCTTAGTCGCGGCCAAGTCGGCAATCATCTTGCCAAGCGCCGCGTAGGCAGCCAGTTTCTCGCGGGCGGCGTTGACGCCGCCGTCGTTGACAGAAAACACCGCCGCCAGCCGTGCGGCGAATTTGGTGCTTTCCAGATAGCTCATGTCGTCCAGCACATCGTCCGCGCACTCGCGGACGTACTCGGCGCGCCAGCCGTTGCGCGCCTGCTCGCCCAGCTTGCCAAAGCTGTGCGGGCCGGACACACCATATTCAGACGCTAAAAACTCTGCGAACTTCTTGGTCAATTCATCCATCGGAGTCACTCCTGTTGTTGTCGAGGTGGGCACTGTAGCAACATCACAAACATGTTGACAAGCATCTGGCGCGAAATTAATCTCGCCGCTCCACAACACAGAGGCATCACCATGCAGCACAGCTCAGTCGTCGGCGGGTCCACCGCCAAGCGCGTCATCAACTGCCCCGGCAGCGTCAAGCTGGCGGCGCAGATGCCGCCCCAGCCCAGCAGCAAGTACGCCGACGAAGGCACGCTATTGCACAACGCGATGGCGATGATTCTCGAAACCGGCTGCGACCCTATGTCGCTTGTCGGCACCAAGTACAACGACCTCAGCCTGACCGCTGAACTGGTCGAAGAAAAGGTGTTGCCGGCGTTGGCCGCGCTGGATGAAATCGACCCCGACAACACCGCCGACATTGCGGTCGAGTCGCACGTTGACTTTGGCAACTTCATCCCAGAAGCGTTCGGCAGCACTGACGTCCTGATGCGCGTCGGGTCCAAAGCGGTCGTGCTGGACTGGAAGTTCGGCTCAGGCATCCCAGTCGATGCGGAGGAAAACCCGCAGTTGATGTTCTACGCCTGCGCCGCCATGCGGACCCCGCGCACGCAGTGGGCGTTTGAGGGCGCCGAGACTATCGAACTCGTTATCGTCCAGCCGCCGCACATCCGGCGCTGGGAGGTCAGCCGCCGCCGGCTGGAGGTGTTTGAAATCGACCTTCGCAACGCCGTGTTGCAGGCCCAAGCGCCCGAGGCACCGGTCAAGCACGGCGACTGGTGCCGCTTCTGCCCGGCGAAGCCCATCTGCCCCGCGATGAACGGCGCAGTCGAACGCGCGCTCAAGACGCAGCTTGACGCCGTGGCGCCGGAACTCATCGGCGCCATGCTCAAGAACGCCGACCTGCTAGAAAACTGGATTAGCCAGTTGCGACAATTTGCTTTACAACGGCTTGAGAACGGTGCTACGGTGCCGGGGTACAAGCTGGTCGCCAAACGGGCGACCCGCCAATGGACGGACGAGGCGACTGCGGTCGCGGCACTCACCGCCCTTGGCGTAGACGAATCTGAACTGATGGTGACTGAACTGAAGTCGCCGGCGCAGGTGGAGAAAGTCTTGAAGAAGACTAAGACCGCCATGCCCGACGGCATCATCACCGCCATCAGTTCCGGTCACACCTTGGCAGACGAGGCAGACGCCCGCCCGCCGGTTGTGCTCATCGGGCAGCAGTTGACCGCTGCCCTTAGTAAACTTCAGTAGGAGATAGTAATGTCTGATTTGATTAAATTTGCAGGTGCCAACCTGCCGTCCGTCCAGTCCCTGTCCACTTCTTTGAAAGCCCTCAGCGCCGGTCTGCCGGCGGCTGGCGGTGTTGCCATTCTCAAGATGGACAAGACGGGTCACTGGGTCTTCGGCGCGGACCAGACGGAAGTCGAGTCTGAGTCCCGCTGGGCCATCAACCCATACTCGTTCATCCACGGCTTTATCGCTTGGGGCGACGGTGCGGTTGCTGGCGAGGTGATGGTGTCGGTGTCCGAGCCACTGCCGGATGTGGGCGCTGCCCCTCCGACTGCTGCCAAGGGCTGGGAGACTCAGGTCGGCATGATGCTTAAGTGCATCAGCGGCGAGGATACCGGTCTGGAAGTCCGCTTCACTGCCACCAGCGTCGGTGGCAAGAAGGCGGTGCAGGAACTGGCGATTGCGCTGGCTCATCAAGTCGATAAGGACCCGGCCAAGCCGGTGCCGGTCGTGGTGCTGAAGAAGGACCACTATCAGCACAAGAGCTACGGGCGCATCTACACGCCCGTATTTGAGGTGCAGGAGTGGGTGTCGCTTAACGGCCCCGACCGCGAGCCGGGTGAGGATGACGACAAGGACGACGAACCGGCTTCCGCGCCGGCCCGCCGCACTCGCCGCTAAACCTCAACTTGCTGGAGAACGGGGTCGAAAGACCCCGTTTTTTTCTATGCCCCTATGGCTTGATTTTGAAACGCGGTCCAACTGCGACCTCAAGGTCGCCGGTGTCTACAACTACGCCCGCGACGCCAGCACCGAGGTGCTGTGCATGTCCTACGCTTTCGACGACGAGGACGTCCAGACGTGGACGCCAGACCAGCCGTTCCCGGCGCGCGTCGCCGAGTACGACGGCCAAATCCGCGCCCACAACGCCGCCTTTGAGCGGCTCATCTTCTGGTACGTCTTGCAGATAGACTTTGAGCTTGAGCAGTTCTACTGCACCGCCGCTCAGGCCCGCGCTAATTGCGCGCCAGGTTCATTAGAAGACATCGGGCGCTTCATGGGCGCGTCGATGAAGAAAGACCATCGCGGTGCTGCGCTCATCCGCAAGTGCTGCGTCCCGCCGTTCAAATGCACCGAGCAGGACTTGGTTGACCTCATCGCATACTGCGAGCAGGACGTGCGGGCTATGCGCGAGATTAGCGGCCTGCTGCGCGACCTGTCGCCGACCGAGCTAGCCGACTATCACGTCAACGAGCGCATCAATGACCAAGGTGTGCTGGTCGATGTGCGGCTCTGCCGCGCCGCCATGCGCTACGCCAGCGTTGAATCTGAGGACATCACCAAGACCGTGTGGGAAGCTACCGGCGGGCTGGTGGGCTCTGTGCGCTCTCCGCGTATGCGCGAGTGGGTGCTGGACCGGCTGACGCCCGAGCAACTGAAGCTCACGGTCGTCAAAGACAAGCCCAGCATCGACAAGACCGTGCGGGCTAACCTGCTGGCCTGTGACGACCTCGACCCAAGCGTGCGCGAGGTGGTCCAAGCGGCGGATGACCTATGGGCGTCCAGCGTCGCCAAGTTCCAGCGGCTCGCGCAGCTAGCCGACGTTGAGGATAACAGGGTGCGCGGCGCGTTCGTGTTCGCCGGCGGTAGCGCCACCGGGCGGGCGTCATCTTACGGCGCTCAGGTCCACAACTTCACCCGCAAGGTCGCCAAAGACCCCGCCAACGTCCGGCAGGCGATGGTGCGCGGTCACCAGCTAGTGCCGGCGCACGGACCGCGCATCACCGACGTCTTGCGTTCGATGCTGCGGCCAGCGCTAGTGCCGGCGCCGGGGGATGCGCTTGTCGTCGCTGACTGGTCTGCCATTGAAGGTCGAGTCAACCCGTGGCTGGCGAATAGCGCAGCGGGTGAGACTAAACTTGACGTGTTCCGGTCAGGTCGTGACCCCTACATAGTCAACGCCGCCACAACCTATTTGGTCGCGTATGACGACGTCACTGACAGCCAGCGCCAAGTAGGCAAGGTGCAGGAGTTAGCGCTTGGCTTCGCCGGCGGCATCGGCGCGTTTGCGGCGATGGGGCGCGGGTATGGTCTGGTGCTGCCCGAGCATGAGGCGCAGAAGATGGTTCACGCATGGCGTCATGCGAACCCATGGGCGCCGCCGTTCTGGAGCCAATTAGAGTTTGCCTACCTGTCTGCTATGCGCGAGCCAGATACTGAATTCTCAGCCGGTCGGGTGACCTACCTATACGACCGGCAGCATCTCTGGTACGTCCTGCCCAGCGGGCGGGTGCTGTGCTACCCGTTTGCCAAGTTTGATGAAGAGGGCAATCTGACCTACGCCAAAGCCGCGTGGAAGCCGATGGCAGATGCAGCCGAGTGGCCGAGAGCCCGCTTGTGGCGCGGGCTGGCTTGTGAGAATGTCACTCAAGCCACCGCACACGACCTGCTCCGGTACGCCCTGCGTGTGCTGGTTGGGGCAACTGTCCTTCACGTCCACGACGAAATCGTGCTAGAGGTGCCCGAGGCGGACGCCGAGCGAGCGCTGGCGTGGATGCGTGATGTGATGACCACGCCGCCCGACTGGGCGGATGGACTGCCGTTAGCCGTAGGCGCCAAAATAATGACGCGCTACGGCAAGTAGGTCAACAAGGCCTGTAGGCCAAAAAAAATCCCGGCGGGTAAGGCCGGGATTCAAGACAAACGAACAGGAGGAAACGACATGGGCGATATTACCCGCTTCTTAGAGTTTTACGCAAGCCTCGCCGTTGACGGCGAGACACCACTAATCGTCCGGCAGAAACCGTTGCGGCCGCTGGCGTACCACGCCGACGGCAACCCGAAGTGTACTTACATTGCGATGTTGCCGAGCGCCCGCATCGACCCGTCGTGGAGCGTGTATGGCAACACCGGCAGTTTTATTATCGACCGATTCCCTGACGGTCGTCCGGTGGCGCAGGCGCGGTGTGTGGATTACCCGCTGGTCCTCATGATGGACGACCTCAACACCAAAGCGCCGATGCCGACCTTGCCTCCGACATGGCTCATCGAGTCGTCACCTGGCTCATATCAGGCGGGCTATGCGTTCGGCATTGATGACGTGCCGACAAAGGCGCAGTTCATCGCGCTGGTTCGCGCGCTTGCCGATAAGGGACTGACTGACCCCGGCGCGAGCGGTGTGGTCAGGAACTTCCGCCTGCCGGGTTCGATTAACCTGAAGCAGGGCCGCAATAACTTTGCTGCGCGGCTGGTCGAACTGCACCCCGAACGGCAGTTCACTTACCTTGAGTTGTGCGAGGCGTATGGCATCACCCCGACGGCTGGCGACGCGCACGAGCGCGGATGGTCGCCCATCGCGGTGTTAGCCGATGACGGCAACGATGATGTCTGGCGCTGGCTGGCCGATAACGGGCTGGTGCTGTCGCGCCCGAATTCGGAGGGCTGGGCGGGTGTCGTCTGCCCGAACAACGAGCAGCACACCGACGGGAACGTCGAGGGCCGATATAACCCGTCCAAGCGCTCTTACTGCTGTTTGCACGGCCACTGCGTGGACCTCGATTCGCGGACGTTTCTGGCTTGGGTCGCCGAGCAGGGCGGTCCCGAACGCGAGCCGGGCATACGCGACGAACTGCTGGCGCTCACGATGTCGGCGGCGCTGTCGAAACTGCCGACCGATAATGAGCAGGCCGAGGCCGCGCAGGCGGCGCTGGCCGAGGTGCGCCGGCGCGAGCACGGGCGGATTGAGAAGTCCGACTTGCATCGGCACTGGGCCTACGTTGTGCCTGACGACGGCTACTTCAATCTGGATGACCGAACCGAAATCAGCCGAAAGGCGTTCAACGCTCTTTACGCCCATCTAGAGTGTCGGTCGCCGCATGGCAAGCAGGGCATCATCAGCGCTTCGCAGTGGTTCGACGCGATGCGCCAGCCGATGGA